TACGGTGATTTAATCAAATTACATTAGATTTGTAATAGAAATTCTACGGTAGTAGATATTCTTATTAGCAAATGTCAATGTTCCGTCAGCTGCAGATGTTGCGAATGGGTTTGCAACCATTCCGTAACGTGTCTTGAAGCCGATCTTTGGCTGGAATGTATCCTGGCCAACTGCACGAACCATTTGTAAAGGAACGTATGGGCAATAGAACAAGCCAGCATCAAAAGCTGATGTGCCTTTGTAGCCGATTGTTGCATAATGTGTACCAGATGTAGCTGCGAAGTATGGATCGATATAAACTTTGAAACGTCCATTTAGAACACCAGCAAATGTGTTGCCTGTGTCATCAACTTGTAGGCTATTTGCTAGAGCAGGTGTATAGTCAAGAACACCAGCCATTTGCAATGCAGAAGCAACGTCCGAAGAGCAAATTAGGATGTTACCTTTACCACGGCGTGTTGCTTTAGCAATTGCGTTAGCTTCGCGCTCTAGTTGGAACATCAAGCCCTTAAACTTCTCAACCGACCAACGACCGTTCGAATCAACGTCAAGGTTGAAAGTACCAGCTGTTGTAACGTTCTCTTGTGCACCGACTGTTGCAGTCAAGTTAATTGTACGAACGACTTCACGATTGATCTCAGCTAGGATCTCTGTAGAAAGAATGTTCGCCAACTCTTGCTCTGCGTCAAGACCATGAACTGCTTTCAAGTCTTGTGCTAGTTCCATTGTGTATTCAGCTTTTAGCGCACGGCTACGAGCTGTTACAGCAATCTTTTCAATAGAGAAAGCCATTTCTTGGAATGCATTACCAGCTGCATCGCCAAGTGCTTCAGCAGCTGCTGTAGTCATACCAGTTCCACGTGTGTACTCTGTACCAGCAGATAGATCAGCAGGTGAAGAGCCAGTTTGAACAGCCAAGTTACCTGTTCCTGTAGAAGAGAACTGTGTATTAGCTTCGTTAAACAATGCTTCTGTTTGTGTCTGACCTGTGTAACGCGAACGCATTGCGAAGATCAAACCTGTAGGTCCAGTCATTGGCTGAACACCGCAAATGTCATAAGCAATTAGATTAGGAGCAGCGCGACGAACTAATGAAATTAGAACTGGATCGTAAATGTCGATGTTACCATCACCAGCTGTAGAAGAAGATGCGCCCATTGCGTTAGCTGGGGATGCTTCTGTTAGTAGTGATGTTTGGTTACGATAACCACCAGAACCAGCTGCGTCTTCGCGACATGCACGTTCTTGGTTCTCAAGAAGTTGTGCTGTAACGGAACGCTTGTGTGCGTCTTTGATTGTGCTTAGATCAGGATGATCTAAGACTGGTGACCATTTTTTAATAAGATTTTCGATAGCCATTTTATTCTCCTTTGAGATTTATGTTTAATTTATTTATAAAAAATTATTTTTTGAGTGTTCTAGAAATATTCTGAACATAGTGACTCATAACAGGAGAGAATGACTCTTCTAATGTAGATGTTTCTTCATCCATTTGATTCGATTTTGTAACAATTTCGTCGCTGCCAACTTCATCAAAATATTTCTTTTTCGTCAAAAGAAGTTTCTGCTTATAATCATTTTCTGTAATGAACTCAATGTTCTCAGACAATGATTTAAGTTTCGCCAATTGAACTTCAGTCAGTCCTTCAGAAATATCAGCTACAATCTTTTCTTTCTTGTAGCCATTAATTTCTTCTGTTAGAGAGACATTATCTGTAATAGCTTTGTCTAATTCAGATTCCAAAATTTCAACTTGTTGTGCAAATTCTTCAACAATTTCAACTTTGTCTTCAGGAATGTCAACATAGTGCTCATTAAACAAATTCTTTAGTCCAATCATAAAGTCTTCAGCTAATTCAGCTTTAATTCCAGATTCTACAGCTAGTTTATTTTCTTCCATCCACTCTGTAACAACGTATTCTAGATACTCATCAATTTTTGTAACTAGATTTTCGTTGATAGACTGAACTTCTTCAACTAGCTTTTCTTCGAATTCTTCTTCTAGTCTTGCTGTTTCTTCAGAAACTTTTGCAAGAATTGCTGCTTCAAAGATTGATTTAGCATTGCTTTTGAATTCTTCAGAAAGCCCTTCGCCAGAAAAAATAGCAGCGATATCAGCATTCGTGTCTTTTAATTGTTCTGTCATGACAGTCTCCTTGTAAAATGCTTTAATTTATTGATATTGTATTTATAAAATTTTATAGTTTTGAAATGAAATCTTTGAAAACTTGAATCATATTTTCTTCTAAATTCTTCTTAGAAGACTCTTTAATGATCTCTTGATGTTTTGCAATTTCAACTTCTTTTAAAATTCCATTATCCCAGATCCATTGTTTGTTTTCCATAACTGCTCTAACGTATGCATCAGGAGCAGATGGATCTGCAACAATATCAGCAGCAGTAGCAAGATAGAAATCGTCCATGACTACATTGATTCCATCTTTTCTCTTTTCCATTGAACCAAGACCGCGAGTTGAGACTCCAACAGTAGCACCTTCACTTAGTAGATTCTTTACAATGTTTCCATAAGGTGTGTCCATGATCTTTGCTTTACCAATGAAATCATTTCCATCTTGACGCAATTCTTTAATCATGTGAGAAACACGTTCTAAATTAATTGTCGGTCCTTCTGGGTGACCCAACTCGCCATATGCACGATTCTTATCGATGTATTCTGTTTTGTATCTGTTACTTTCTTTTTGTAGAATTGAAAGTGGATACATTCTATTGTTTCTATTCTGGCGCTCAGCTTGCATGAAAACACCTTCGATATAATATTGTTTACCGCCAGCTTCTGCTTGTTCGGTAAAGAATTTAATCTCTTCGTTAATTTCTTGAATTAGTATCATTTGATCCCCGCAGATTTTCGTTTTCTAATTGACATTGCTCTTTTTCTTAACATAGTCGAAATTTTTGAAACTCTTTTTCTTGCACCAACTCTTTGACCAAGTTTACGATGCATTTTTTCTTGCGAAGACATTTTCACAAGTTTCCCATTAATAACTTTATACCCAGCCATTCTTGTCACAGCAACTCTTCTTTGAACTTGGCCGTGTCGAATTCTATTGACCTTAACAATTCCAGCTTCAGATAAAAAGTCTTTAAAGCCCAACATTTTTAAGGACTAATACCATCATCAGTTGTTTCGCGACTCGTATAACCAGATAGTTTCTTACCTTCCATAATGATTGTATACGCAGAGCCAGCAACAAATCCAGATGTAGTCACAAGAATATCGCCGTTTGCACCAGCACCAGCGTTGTTTGTTAAAGGCATGCTACCTTCGCCGACTAGATTCCAATAACCAGTTCCAGTCAATGTTGTAATCAAAGTGTTTGTTGTTCCTCTCCAAAGCAAATTAACTCTATTTGAAGAAACGTTCCAAAACAATTTAGTGATTGACAATCTTTGTGTTGATCCGTCACCATTTGATGCAATTAATGAATTAGCAGAAACTTTAACTACGTTTGTTTCACCAGTTCCATCAGAAATGTTTGTTAGTTTAACAGCCCATGCAGATGCATGGTCTTTTAATACTTGTGTGCTTACTGCATCAGCCATTTTTTAGTCTTCCATATGTTTAGCGAATTGTAAAAGATCGTTCGCATCTACTTCCAATCTATTCATGAATACAATTCTATTTTGCTCATTTAAATCATTATAAACTTTATATAGAAGATCAGCATCAGCTTCTTCTTTCATTTTTGCTTTGATTGTGTTGTATGCTTTTTGAGCAGCTTCTGGCTTGTTCTTTACCATTGCTGATGCAACTGCATATGGACCGCCTTTGTAAGTGTCACCAACTTTTTTCTTAGCAAACTCTTTGCCAATTGTGTGAGCCATCTTAGTTTGTTGTGGTGTGAAATCTTCTTCATCTAATTCATTTTGTTCTGGAAGATTTGGTTTTGGGTGTTTACCCAACTGTCTTTTAATATCAGCTTTCAATTCAGGAACATTTTTCTTTGCTCTATTCTCTTTACCTTTCTGTGTGCTCAAAAATCTGCCTGCATTTTTTGGATCGGCTGAGACCAATCCACGCAATGCTAAATTGTCTGCTTCACCAACTTCTTCAACTTCTTCACCCATTCTTCTTTTTTTAACATCAGATAAAGGACTTTGTTGTATTCTTTTTCTCGATTTTTTAAGAGCATCTGAATATGCTTTATTTGTTTCTTTATTAGCTCTATTATCGCTACCGACTTGTAGTCTATTTGCTTGATCGTTATGTGCCTTTGCTGCTACAGCATTACCTCTTTCAAGAGAATTTTGTCTTTTAGCTCTTGCAACCGCTGCTGCTTTAGCTGCTAGATTAGAAGAAATCTCGTCGAGTTCTTCAACTTCTTCATTTTGTTTCTTTAGATCCATTTTCAAATGACCAGCATCATGTGCAGCTTTAAGAACTGCATGACGATCTTTATAGCTTCCATTAAATGTGTCTTTTGTTAGGTGGGCTTTATATTTATTGTGATGTTCAGGTTTAATGTGCTTCAATAAAGCTGCACCTGCAGGATGTAGATTATCTTCAATCGCTTCGCCGAACGGCTGTTTATTGTCTAAACGATCCGCTGGACGCTTTCCAGATGCAGTTTTAATTGCTTTCGGACCAATTTCTTCTGGACCAACATGCTCCAAATCGCCTGGATCTTTAGTCTGTGCTAGATACGAAACACCAGAAAGTTTGTTTGCAATACCTTCTTTGTATTTTGCACGTTCAACTTCATCTAATTGAATAAAAGATTTAAAGGTCTTCATCTACATTTCCTTCTGAACTAAATTGAAACTCTTGTTGTTGGTCTTCTTGTTGTTCTTCATTATTGAAAATAGAACCTGCTAATTCCATCTTTTTAACTGCTAAAAAGTTAGAAACTTTATCAGCTAAAATGTCTTCAATGTAACTCTTAAATTCGTGAGGCTTTCCTTGTGCTGCACTATTAATTGCAGATTGAATATTTTCCATAGTGTAACTCCGTTAATAGATTTGTTATTATTTATACATTACAAGATTTGAGAATCTATTTGTGTCAAATTATTTGAATTGTCAATCGAAGATTCTTTCATCTTGCACCCAGTCTAATTGAACATCATAAACATATTTCCAGATGTTACAATCGCATCGACAGGTACAGCCTTAACAATTGTGTACTGGAGGACGATGAGTGGGTAACCTACTGGGGTGCGATTTGAACTGCCGCCACCCCAATTTCCGCCTGCACCACCATTACCAAGGTTACTTGAATTAGTTGCTGCCGCTCCCCCACCACCGCCACCGGGACCATACTGGCTGCTTGTGCCCGAATCAGTCCAGATGTTTTGTGTGCTTCCGTCACCGCCGTTTAGGAACCCAACGGTGTTTTTACCTCCACCCCCGCCGCCGCCATTAGTTCCATTTCCAGCCGCAGAACTTGCTGTTGCAGCCGCACCACCTCCTGTCCCCCCATTACCTGCGCCGCCAGCACCAGCAGTCGCGGCGGCTGGTGAGTTAGTGCCAGCAGTTGAAGACCCGCCGTTTGCGCCACCACCGCCTCCAGATGAACCAGATGCGTTAGTTGCACTAAATACGTTGCCGCCGTTTTTACCTGCCCCAGATGGACCGGCAGCACCTCCACCGCCACCGCTTTTTACGATGGTTGTACCGCCACCAGACCCCCCAGTACCTCCGGAATAAACGGTCACACCTACAGAAGATGCGGAAGCTCCGCCAGTTCTGCTACCCACTGCCGCTCCCTTAGCTAAAACCCCATTGGCATTAGCACTAGGCGCCGTATTGGCTGATTTATTAAACCAAGCGTCAGATCCGCCAAAAAAACTACCAGTAAAGTAATTTAAATAGTACGCGCCTGTGTTATTTAACGTGCTTACGTCAATTGTGGAGTTAGCGTAAGCTCCGCCACCTCCCCCACCCCAAGGTCCAGTAGGCGTTTGTCCAGCCGACCCACTACCAATTGCGTGAACGTTCACACTATCTACTCCGTAAGGAATTCTCCAACGACTTGGTGTGCTTATTTCAGTTGAACCAGTCTCATTTAATACTTCTGTGTACGAGTTCCCAATTGTCACTACCGGGGTGTAGGTAATAATAATAAGACCTTGACCACCGCTTAAAGCTCCACCACCGCCATAATTGGTTCTTTGCGTAATGGTCCTAACAAGATCAATGTTTGAATAAGGTTCTCCGCCTGATCCGCCAGCCGGTCCATATGAATTTCCCAAGTAGTCTGTCCAGACTGCTTGCATGGACCCTGCGCCGCCACCATTGTTTACGGCAACAAATGGAACAACTGTATCAGCACCGCCACCACCCCCACCGCCACCGTTTGTGCCCGGAGATCCCGCAGTCCCTGAACTTGTTGAACCAAGACCTCCCGCCCCTCCAGCACCTCCTACTCCAGAATTTCCACCTGTTCCACCATTTCCAGTTACAGAAGATCCGTTTGTTCCGTTTGTTCCTCCGTTGGCTCCTCCGCCTCCGCCTCCGCCTCCGAGATATTTTGTTTCCCCCGCGTTTCCACCCGCCCCAGAAGGCCCCGCAGCGCCGCCACCAATTTCATAAACGGTTCCACCGCAAGTAATGTTTCTTATTCCATTGCCGCCAGAAAACTTAGCATCAACATCACCAACACCATCAACTGCTTGACCCCCAAGAAGAATAGGGTCACAACATCCAGCGGTAGTTGCGCCTCCCTTCGCTAGAGCACCGTTTGTATTTGATGTTGGTGCAGAGTTGGTGGTTTTATTAAACCAAGTGTCTCCGCCATCTACTCCAATATTTACATACGCTAATGAAAGAGGAGTTAACGAAACCCCAGTTGATTTTGAATAAGCTCCACCGCCACCACCACCACCACCAATACAATGAATAGTCGCAGATGTGCAATCAACCGGAACCCTCCAACGAGTCCCAGATGTAATTGCAATCGTTACGGTGGGCATTAGATAACTTCCGGCGTTACTTCGTTTTGCATTGTTCCTGCAAGAACAATAGCCTTACCGTTCCAGACGTATCCCTCTGGCACTTCTTCCAGACGCCAGCCTTCCTCAACCCAATCTGTTGGCTCGGCCATGATTGTGTTAACAAACTCGCCTTTGTCGTTAAACAATACACATACAGTCATTCTTGTTCTCCTGATGGAAATACGTTAATAAAGATAGTTCCATTAACCAATGCTTCGACCTCATGCCATTCTTTTTCTTTGAGGATCACGGGCGTGGTGTCCTTGTCCATCTCTTTGTAAAGGTTTTCTTTACGGATGGCAGCTTGACCGGCAACGCACATTGTTAGATGAGCAAACGTGTGCTCATGACGCGAAAGACCCTCCCCAGAATTTGCGTGATACACGGAAAATCTTACCTTGTCATAAAGGAAAGTATAAGTGGGGGGAATGTTCTTCATGCTTGTGTCGAAACGGCAATAACATCCCAACGTGGAATGTCTTCGTTATATATGCAACCAACGTATATTGTTTTATTGTTGGCGGTTGTGGTTGGTAGCGTTACACCAATCGGTGTGTAGGTAGCATTCCAAGACAGACCAGGTGTTCCATTAGGAGTGATTCGAAACATTAATTTATTACCGTTGACGGGTGTGCCTGTTGGAGCGTTGAAAGTTAAGGTAGATGCAAGCGCAGTCCAGTTGTACTGATCATACAAAGCAGTGTTGGGTGTAACTGATGTCCCGGTCGTTGCTGTCAAAACCCTTGGGTTGATCCGCTTGTTTGTTAGTGTCTCAGTTCCAGAAAGAGTAGAACTAGTATTAGCTCTTGTATAAGCACCATTAGCAGTTGAAAATGCACTATTCGCTTGATTATAAGCACCATTAGCAGTTGAAAATGCACTATTGGCTTGAGTATAAGCTAGATTTGCTGTCGAAAATGCACTATTGGCTTGAGTATAAGCACCATTAGCAGTTGAAAATGCACTATTGGCTTGATTATAAGCTAGATTTGCTGTGTTCGCTTGATTATAAGCAGCATTAGCAGTTGAAAATGCACTATTGGCTTGATTATAAGCTAGATTTGCTCTCGAAAATGCACTATTCGCTTGTAGATAAGAAGCATTAGAAGTTGAAAATGCACTATTCGCTTGTAGATAAGCAGCATTAGAAGTTGAAAATGCACTATTCGCTTGATTATAAGCTAGATTTGCTGTGTTCGCTTGAGCATATGCATTATTTGCAGTAAACCAAGCATTGTTGGCTTGTGCATAAGCATTATTTGCAGTAAACCAAGCACTATTGGCTTGATTATAAGCTAGATTTGCTGTGTTCGCTTGATTATAAGCAGCATTAGCAGTTGAAAATGCACTATTCGCTTGTAGATAAGCGGCATTAGCTGTAAAAAATGCATTGTTTGCTATTGATGTTCCTGTGTTCGCTTGTGTATAAGCTAGATTTGCTGTCGAAAATGCACTATTGGCTTGTGCATAAGCTAGATTTACTGTGTTCGCTTGAGCATATGCATTATTTGCTGTAAGCCATGCGGAGTTTGCAGTATTTCTAGCAAATTGATCTGTTATGCCACCACTTAATGTATTAGCATAATTGTATGCTGATTGTGCTAATGCTGTTCCCGTATTTGCTTGATTATAAGCAGCATTAGCAGTTGAAAATGCACTGTTCGCTTGTATATAAGCAGCATTTGCTGTGAACCAAGCATTGTTTGCTATTGTAGAACTAGTATTCGCTTGTACATAAGCAGCATTTGCTGTGAACCAAGCATTGTTTGCTATTGTAGAACTAGTATTCGCTTGTACATAAGCAGCATTTGCTGTGAGCCATGCGGAGTTTGCAGTATTGAAAATTATTTGAGCATATGATATAATATCAGTACTATTAATTATTACATTTGCTGCTTCAATTACGCCAACTTTTAATGTTTCATAAATTGCATCTGTGAAGTCTATTGTGGTCGTTGGTTCTGAAATTACATTACTGAATAATTTCCATTTACCATCAGATGCATCACGCACTAAACCCGTATGTTGATATTTTGAATCAGTATAGTTTCCAACAATGCCAATGTCGATTACGTTAGCTGAATTATTATTAGCAAGATAAATTATAGAATCATCAATAACAATATTATTTGCTGAAAATGATGTTAAGTTTCCAGAAATAGTTAAGTCACCTGTGATTGTGACATTACCAGTAATTGTACCACCGCTTGTGTTTAATTTTGTATTTGCTAATGTATTGGCTAATGTATTAGCTGTATTAGCTTGAACGTATGCAGCATTAGCAGTTGAAAATGCATTGTTTGCTGTGGACCAAATTAAATTAACTGTTGTATTAACAGCGTAACCACTCAGACTTGGAACAATAATTGTATTTGCGTAATCGTAAGCAGACTGTGCTAGAGTTGTAGCAGTATTAGCTTTAGAGAATGCAGATGCCGCTTGATTATTAGCAATAGCAGAATTAGTTGTAGCAGTATTTGCTTGATTGAAAGCACTTAATGCAATATTGTTAGCGATAGAAGAATTGTTAGTCGCTGTATTAGCTTGTGCAAATGCTGAGTTAGCTTGACTTCTAGCAAATGCATCTATATTTGTTGCGGCTGTAGTTTGTACTGTGCTATCTGGGAATGTTAATGTGCCATCTTCGCCAAATGTCCAGTTTTTCGATATTCCTGCAGTATTGGCCCTAATTTGAACATTTGTATAAGCATATAATTCAGCAGTTGCCGACCCCATAAACAATGCAGTAGAATCATCATTAGTAGTTGTTAGATATGCGGTGTTGGCTCCGTAAGTAGTAAAATCTAGTTTAGAATTTCCTAATCCAATAATTGGTCCTGCTAATGTTAAGTTGCCATTTGCACTAAGACTGACTGTACTAGCACCGTTGATTAATTGATTGGTGCCGGTGTTTGCTTTAGCAAATGCTGAGTTAGCAGTAGAGAATGCACTATTAGCGGTAGACCAAACTAGATTGACTGTAGTATTGGTTGCATAGCCAGAAAGACTCGGAACAACAATTGTATTTGCGTAATCATATGCCGCTTGTGCTTTAGCATTTGCAGTAGAAGCATTAGATGTTGCTGTGTTTGCTTGATTGAATGCGCTGTTTGCTTGACTTCTAGCAAATGGATCAATCTGTGTATCACTTACAATTGTATTGGCAAAATCGTAAGCGGCTTGTGCTTTTGCATTTGCTGTATTTGCTGTAGAGAATGCAGCTGCCGCTTGATTGTTTGCTATGGTGGCATTAGTAGTAGCAGTATTCGCTTGGGTATATGCATTATTTGCTATACTAGAACTAGTGTTTGCTTGAATGAATGCGGAATTGGCGACTAAAAATACATTGTTCGCTTGGGTATATGCATTATTTGCTGTGAACCAAGCATTATTTGCATTACTTCTTGCGAGAGGATCAATCTGAGTATCAGATACAATTGTGTTAGCATAATTATATGCTGCTTGTGCTAATGACGAAGCATTATTGGCTTGAGAAAATGCTGAATTAGCTAGTGATGTTCCAGTATTTGCTTGAGCATATGCTACATTAGCGATTAAAAATGCATTGTTAGCTATCGATGATGCATTATTAGCTAATGTTGATACTGTATTTGCTTGAGTGTATGAAGCATTGGCTGTAGACCAAGCAGAATTTGCAGTATTTCTAGCAAATTGATCTAATGTTCCACCAGATAATACTAAAGTGTTAGCATAATCGTATGCTGCTTGTGCTAATGATGTTCCAGTATTTGCTTGAGCATATGCTGCATTAGCAGTAGACCAAGCATACGATAAATTATTTGATGATGCAGAATCTTGTAATTGAAGATCCCAAGCATATCCATTCCATTTCCACGTCTTTGTGCCGACTGTATAAGTCTGGTTTAATGTGGGTGATATTGGGAAATTGAGCGCCATGAATTTATATTATTTTTTAAGTAAATTCTATTAAATTAAATGTTCCCCACAAATCTAATTTTGTGGAATTATCAACTCGTTTTACCATAAGAGTTAATAATGTTCCGGGAGAGGAAGTTCCTGTTCCACTCAATGCTGTATGAACGCTATCTCCACCTTGTGTACGACCGATAATAATCCCAGAATGAATTAGTGTACATCCACTAAAACTTGTTACTGTTGTTCCATTTTGACTACTATACCAATCTGTATAGAATCTATATTCCAATCCTGTTCCAACCGAAGTAAAGGATGGTACAGCAGCTCCACCAAATGTTAATGGTCCTAACCACCATTCGTAAACAACCGTACTTGCGGTTGCGTTATTATTTCCAAGTTCATAATCTTCTAATTCACTATATTGACTTGCGCTTATATTAGCTTTAGTTCGAATGCTCATCATTGGAACCATAGTATCAGATTCGATGGTCCAACCTCTATGCACATTAATTGCATGATTATTAAATGAATAATGTAGTCCAGGTTTATGGTCAGGATACACAACATTATTGTTATTATTGAAAAGATATGTCATATTAGATTATTCTCCAACCAGCTCTGTAGATGAAATGTAAACTGCCATTGTTTATTGAAAGTATAGCGCCACCAGCATCATTATCTATATTACCAACTATAGCGATAGGATTATTTGCACAATTTCCGCTTTCATCTTTAATAACTATTTCTCGACCATTTATTCCAGTTGGCAGAGTAATAGTTACGGTACTAACTCGATTAACACCAATATACCAATCCGTATTTGATGCCGTGTATGTTGATGATGTTACTAGTATTGTATTTTTTAAATCTAAATCATTGTTTGCATTTACAACAGATGTTCCTGTTGGACCAAACTCACCCCAAATAGGATACGAAGTATTTCCGAAGTTGTAATATACGAATGCTGTATCTGTGTTTACCCAAAGATCATTTATATTAGCAGTTGCTGGTGCGGTGTTCTGATGAAACGTGTATGTCTTACTATTTGCTGTAGCAAATGAACTATTAGCAATTGAACGTGCTAAATTATCAACTCCTGGATTAGTGCTAACAATTAATGTATTAGCATAATCATAAGCAGCTTGTCCAATGTAATGTGCTGTATTTGCTTCTGTATATGCTAGATTTGCTGTATACCATGCACTAGAAACATTATTTGATATAGCATTGGTTGTAGCAGTTGTTGCATAAATTGATAGATTTGGTTTATTTCTAATATATGCAACATTAGCTACATCAACAACATTCCAGTCTGATTGTATGTTTGCTGTAGCCCAAGCAGAGTTTGCGATAGCATATGCTAGATTTGCTGTAGTCCAAGCATTGTTTGCTCTTGTTCTTGCAATATTGTCAACAGTGCCGCCACCACCACCAGTTTGCTCTATGAATACAAATTTTTGTGATGCTTCATCATATGATAAAACATAACCATCAGTAATGCTATCTCTATCAACGTCATCTAAGTAGCGTAGATTAACTTCACCGCCACCATGAGATCCGCCTCCGAATCCTTGACCGATGATTGCATTAACTTTATTTTTGTATTGATTTACATCCTGTAGTAGAAACTCTTTGAATTTGTTGACTTGCTCTTCTACTACTCTTACATCAGCATCTTGACCGGGATCACCCTTTTCACCTTGCGGGCCTTGCTCTCCTTGAGATCCTGGTGCGCCTGCTGGTCCAATGTCTCCCTTCTCGCCTTTTGCTCCTTGTGCGCCAGGCTTTCCATCTTTTCCTTGTGCGCCATCTTTACCATCAACACCATCTCTACCGTCTAAGCCGTCGCGTCCAGGTAAGCCATTGATTCCGTCGCGACCATCTTTTCCAGCAGAACCATCTTTGCCGTCTACTCCAGCTGGACCTTGAATACCCTGCTCACCTTGAATGCCTTGCTCGCCGCGATCACCTTTGTCGCCCTTGTCGCCCTTCTCGCCACGTTCTCCTTTAGGACCAGTAGCGCCCATGTATCCTTGAGGACCAACTTCACCAGTGTCGCCTTTTTCACCTTGTGGGCCCTGTTCGCCAGTGTCACCCTTTGGACCAACTGGACCCCGAGCACCAGTCTGACCAATGAATCCACGAGGACCAACGATACCTCGTTCTCCTTGTGGACCTTCGACATACTCAACGAGAGTTTTCTGTTCGCTACTTTGTTCTTGAATGAAATTAAAAAGTTCTTTTTTTAATTTCTCAATTTCTTTTTTAGTATAAGCAACTGATGTTGCGACAGAAAGTGCTTCGCTAATTATGTCTTTTTGCGAATTACTCTTTGTTGTCACCCTTTGCCTCTTCGACTAAAGTATCAAAAAATCGTGTCATTGATTTTGATAATTCTTTTTGATCAGAATCATCAAAAGTTCTTTCATACTCTTCACCCTTTACTTTAATATTAGCTTGATTGGATGCTAATGCTGGTGGTGCTTCTTGAGGCATTTCTTCCTGAGGAGGAGCATTCTCTTCTTGCTGTGCAGCTTCTTCTTCCATTTCTTTATCAATTTCTTTAATATCTTCTTCGCTTTGTTGTAAAACTTTATTACGAATATGACGAATAGAAAAATACTTTCCGACGAAAGGATCAATTGCTTCCAACAATCCCAATCTTTCTTTTAGAATCTCAGCACCTTTAAGTTCTGCAAAATGCAAATCAGATTGATAGTCATAAAAAATTTCTTCTTTCATTTGTTGCCACTCTTTACGAGTACAGATACCTTTTAGCAACAATTGAGTTTCTAATAACTTATCAAACAAATGTGAAAATCTCAAACGCAAACGATTGATAAATTTTGAAAACTTTAATTCATCTCTTGTGATTTCTGATGCTCTACCCAAAGAGAATCCATTTTCAGAATCTAATCTTGTGATCGGAACATTTAATGATTTAAATACTTTCTTTTGAAAATATAAAACATCATCTATTTCTCCTAGATTTTGACCACCTTGAAGAGTTGTGATTTCAGTGCCTCTACCACCCTCTCTTCTCGGAAGCCAGAAGTCTTCAAGCATTGTTTGAAATCTTCTATCGTCGCGAATCTCTCCAGTCTGTGCATCATATACAATCTTGTTCTTATATCTTTGCATAATGTCGCGAAGATATTCTTCAGCTTTCATTTTTGGTAAATTACCAACATCAATATAAAAAATTCTACGCTCCGGCGCTCTTGAAATTCTATAGATAACCGTAGCATCTTCAAGCATTCTTAATTGATTTAGTGGCTTGATTGCTTTATGTAAATGCGAAACAATTACTTTGCCATCTTTATCTGTGATACCAGAATTTGTATAACAAACAGCATCTGCAGCAATTTTGATTCCTTGAGATCCATCTCTAGCAAAACCTTTGTCCGAATAGATGAAATATTCGACATAATTTTGTGAAGGAAGTGCATTCACATTAATTGAATTCTTATCTCTCTTTAATTCTCTAACTTTGCGAATCTTTCTGGGATCAATATATCGAACTTCTTTTAATCCTGTTCTTGGATTTTTCTCATCAATGACCATGTGATAGTAAAGTCTTCCATCAACATACCATCTACGAAAGATATCATATCCTTGATTATTAAAATCTAAAAGTTTCATAATGAAATAATATTCATCACGAATTTTCTTTTTGATTGATTCTGGTTGTTCTAATTTATCTAAAACAATTTGAACTGGATAGTCGCCATCTTCAAAAACTAAAGATTCATTTACAATGTCTTCAATCGCAGCATCACATTCTGGCTGAAGTGCCATCTCGCGATATTTTTTAATTAAATCCGCATCAGATCTAATCTGACCTTCTAAATCAATGTATGTACCGTATACTCCACCTCCAGCTACAGATACTGATGCATCGTCATCATTTGGTGGAACAAAAGATTTTAATTTTTCTACATCGGTATCATCTTTACCGATCTTGTATCCAAAAAGTTTTATGGCCATTTTTTATTCCTAAAAAACGAATGGGGGCGTAATAGCCCCCATTCTGACACTATTACGCATCTATTTATGCATGCGTAAAATTCATATTGGAATGAATGTTATTTATTTTTTATATTAAGCAAACTGGGCAGGTATGTTAATTACATCATTTTCTGTAATTGGTGGCGCATCAGCATTAATACCTGATGCAATACCACCAAATAGAACGTGACTATACATGAATGTCACCGTAAACTCTTGAATAGAATCAGTTGTATCATACGACAAATCAATTGCTGAAACGTCTGTAGGAAATGCATCAACTAATTGATATCTACGACTTACTTTACCATTAATTTTAAGGTGGCTAATATCAATAGAAACTTTATAGTCGATATTTTGTGTAGTACGAATACTTGCAGTAGCATCTGGATTATTGATGTATTTTAACCACCTATCGAATGCTTTACGCATAAATTGTTTATTATCATTAACGATTGTGATTGTCCAATCACCATAAGTTCTATCTCCCGGAAGTTTAATTCTTCTTCCTCTATACGGAACTTCGATAATACCAACTGTCAATGCTGGAATCGCTGCTGATTTACACAGAATCATATTATTCTTAAAAGTATTATGATCACCAGAAACTCCCGTAGGTAAGTCCATGCTTATTGAAAATAGATTTGGCTTTGCGCCAGCATCTAGTGCTGCTCTAAAATTTGAGATGTTAAAAAAAGAGTTTTCTGTTGCCATGATTATTCCTTATATTTGATATTTTTATTATAGTTCAGTATAAACAAAATAATCGTATGACCAAGTGCATGTAAATTCTTCAAGTGTGTCTGTAGAATCATATGATAAATCAATTGTCGAAATATCACTAGGCCATGCATTTCTTAGTTCACATTTATATACTGCAGTTCCGCTCAAATCGTATTGTGTTACTGTGACAGTTTGAAAATCTGTATCTCTAGCACCAGTTTTTGTCGCATAAGCACGTGTATTTCCAAGATGAGTTGGAGCATACGCTCTTTGCAAATCTTCTAGTGCTTTTCTAATTTTCTGATTCTGATCGGACATAATTGTTGTTGTCCAATCAGAAAAAGTTCTGTCTCCAGCAATTTTATAACGTCTTCCAGCAATAAAAGGAATATCAATAGAACCTATAGCCGATCCTGGAAGTGATGCTGCTTTACACAAGTATTGAAACTCTTGTTGTAAAACAGAATCAATTCCAGTAATAATTGGAAGAGACACTGTGAATAGATTTGATCTGGCTCCAGTTTTAATCGCATTTTTTAACTGTTCTAGTGTGCTAAATCCCATTTTCGTTCTCCGTTGTTGTTATATAATATATTTATTCAGCAGCGACTTCGGTGAATTCGACAGATCCTGCAACAGAGACAAAATTAAGCTGAACAAAGTTAACAGAACGAATCGGCTGAATGTAAATATCACAAACAAATTCGCTATTATTTACAACACTAGGTGGATTGTTTCTTTCGTCACAAATCACACTAAACTCTATAATACCTCTTCTAGCTTGAACACTTCTTAGATAAGGAATGATCAAATTAATAAATGCCGTTCTTGTTTGTTCGTCGTTTTGATCAAACAATACTGAGTTGGCTGCATCAGAAATTGTTTTTTGAATTTCAATAAACAACTTACGAACGTTTAATCTATTTGTAGAAACAGGCTTTGTTGTGAAAGTCTTATCGCCAAATAGAACTGTTCCACGACCAACTTGTGTGAAGATTGGATTTACTGCAGATTTATAAAGAGCATCACGATCTTCTTGACCTGGATTATATGCTAGTCTAACTAGATTTTGGATTCCACCATTTGTATATCCGGCGGGAGATAACCAAGGATCTCTTAACGTATCATTTCTAGCAATAATACCAGCAACGTCAGCATTCAATGGAACATATGCATACGCATCATTGTATTTGTCGTATTGATACTTCCATCCACTATCTGCAACAACATATGTGGAACGTGTGATTGTATCTGCCCACGTTAAAATCGATGTTGCTTCAGCGCCAGGATTGTTGACAACGTTTGATCTTAGTGGAGAAATACATGTAATAATGTCTTTTCTCGTTTCTGCAACATCAGAAATGATTCTATTTACGACAGAAGCATTTGATTGACCAGCAATAATTAGAGAAACTGGAATTTCTTGCTTGTTAGAAAGTTTTGTATAAGATGTAATACGGTCACCATCTTGAATTGTGTTGCTATCAGCACCACCAGCTAAGGAATAAGTCTTTGGCTTTGAAACTGCTGTGTATGTGACACCAGCTCCAGAAGTAACGAATGCGTTACCCCAGTTGGTTCCTGCAGCGTCATGCGCTCCCCACCAAATGTATTTTGAACGATCATTGATAACAGTCTTATAGTAGTTTGTACCACCATTGTCTGATTTAGCATTAGAACCTTTTGAAAGGTATGCATACTTTTCTAAGACTGTACCCGGTACACCAGTGATATCGCCTTCTTCGTCAACAATTGCAATATGCAATTCATCATTTGTTGCACCCTGTACTCCAGCCATTGTTGATGTTCCTGGAGCAGAATCAAACTCGCTATAGTATTCCCATCTACGAGTTGCTGATGCTCCTGTTGCACCAGTTAAGTGTGCCGTCGATAAGCTAAATGCATTAGCATTGATTGTGTTTGAAACTCTTAATGTACGACTATTTAGTGTAACATAGTCGCCAATTGTTAGCTCTGTATTAGCTGCTGCACCAGAGCCGATAACTAACGTTCCACCAGCAGCAACTGTGAATGTTCCTGTTAGCGACGAAGACCATGCATTTGCGCTAGGACAAATAGAAACTTTAAGAGAGTTTCCTAATGCACCAGCATATTTTGCAATCCATGGACCAACGTTAAACGATGCTGTGTTTAGATAAACGTCAATATTCTTAACTAGAACACCAATACCAGATGTGCCAGAACCAGTTGTTGCTTCAGCAGTAGCATTTAATGGTGTGTTTGCTGTTCTAACAACAAATAGTTGATTAGAATATCCTAGATAGTTTGCTGCTGAAAGAAAATCGACGATGTTTGTTGCATTTGGTTTTCCAAATTGAGCAACCAAGTCAGTTTCAGAAGTTACTAATGTTGGATATTCAATTGGACCCCAACGGAATTGACCAGCAAATCCTCCAGATGTTGAAACCGTTACTTGTCGTGATGCAACCAAATCCTGTTCGGTGATTTTGATTCCTGGTGAAATTAAACTAATAGCCATTGAATTCTCCTTGTTTTTATAATAATTTTATAATTTTGTGAGTTTACTTCAATTTATTTATAAAAATTCACTTTTGTGTGTGCTTGTCGTTTCCCAAACCTGCCCACCAGAATCAACGAATTGTGTGTCCTCTTTTCCATTATTTATAAATCCAAATGGTGCTATTTCATCTTCAATCATTTTAATTCTAGCATTGTATAATTCTTTTCTGATGTTTGTGTTTGTTAATTCTTTAAAATAAGAGTTAGTTGTTAGCCATGCAAATAGCACTAAAGGCATGACTAGATCATCATGATATCCTTCATCAGCAGCAAAACTATCGCGTTTTTGAATAAATGTTGAAATTTCTGAAATTGTGTCTGCGTCATTGATTAAAAGTTTCTTTTCTTCAAGCATTGATTTAAAGTTTGAGCATCCAATACGTTTTACTTTTTTGTCTGTTATCACACCAAGTTGTGTTTTGCTACCACCAAATCCACCATTAACAACTTGCCCATTAGTTGTTCTAGAAACTGATATGACATTCTCATATTCATATTCACCATAAAGAATATCTGCGACTTGTTCTGAACTATTAATTTCTATTAAAACGTATGCTTCGTTATATTCTTTGCCGACTTTGTTTATGATTGATGGATAAAGCAATGGACTAATCTCATTGTTTCTATACTTGCCAACCATTCTATAAGGCATTTTTGTGATATCTAAAATAACGAATGCTGAATAGTCTGCTCCAACACCCTTTGCTGTATCTGCGACAATAACATATGAATGATCTTTTTCTACTTTTTCGTATATATCTAAACCATCTTTTGAATGAATGATTTGATTAGCTGACATTTGACCAATCGTATCAGAAGAAATTAATGTCATACTTGAACCAAGAAAGTTGCATAGAACCTCTTGATTGAATTTAATCTCGCCTAATAGTTTTCTTTGTGTCTCAGCCCACATATCATCGCGACCAGGAATCTCCCAATACGGGATGAATAGATTCACAAATCCGTTTCTACCATTTTCAGCATCATTCCAGAATTTCCAGAAATGATTATATCCTAAAGGAGTTGATGACAATAGAATCTTTGTAGTTTCACCAGCAGAGATTGTTGGATAGACTGACGTAAAAAATTGTTCTGCAATGTTATTTGGTATGATTGCTGCTTCATCGACATATAACATGTTTACGGATTTTCCACGAATACCAGATGCACTTGTTGCAGCAGTAAACACTATAGATCCATTCTCTAATGCAATATCGCCTTTGTTCCAAGTAGTGACGCCTTGTTGCAACCACTTAGGAAGATTTTCATACATAATTTGATAACGATATAAAACTTCTCTTGCTGCACTTGCTTTGTTTGCAAGAATAGCTACAGTCTTGCTTGATTGAAATAGAGTATACCAAAGAATGTATGCTGCAGATGTTGTTGTCTTGCCTTGTTGTCGGCCTTCCATGAGAATGATTTTTCTATTCTCATGAATTATTTTTACTTTTTTCTTTTGACATTCATAAAGTTTGAATGATTGAAGTCCATGATCAAGCGTGACAATCTTGCAATATGTTTCTATAAAATAGATAGGATCACTCACACATTTTAAATACTCTTCAACTTCCCCTCTACTAAAATTGATTTTTACATTAGATGCTTTTAGTAAAGAATTGCCCAAATACGACTTTGGTGTTTCATTCATTTTTAGAATTAATAAGTTTTTGTAGTTCCGCAGTGCTACCAATAAATAGAGAATTATTTGTTACGTTTTGAGGTTGTTGCTGCAATGGCAAATCTTTGCCTTTAGCTTCTCTTACCTTTTTGCTTAATTCAATCAAATCTTTATTTGTATCTGAAAGAGTTTTAATCAATTGACCAATGACTTCATATGCTCTGGGTGATTCGCCTTCTTTTGCAAGAAAGATAATGTTTTCCATTGCGACTTTGCCATTTTCAATTAGACCACGAAGATTATCTCTTGCGTACTCATAATCAGAATCTACTGTTTGATGATCTTCATTTCTTGAGGGAATTACATCAATGATTGCATCTTGTGCAATTGCGGTCGAAGGAATCTGAAAAATGCTATTTAATTTTTCATCTATAGTTTTTTTCATATGCCATTCGTTGTTTCAGTAATAGTAAAAGATTCGTCTCCACTAAATGTTTGAGTGTTGACGATTGCGCTTTCAATAAAAAATCCCGTATTAACTTCAGCATTCGTAATGTACTTGAATTTATTGAGTGGTCCGAATAGATAACCCTTAACTGTGAAATTCAAATCCCACGTTTGAACTCTACGAGAATCAAAATCGCCTTCATAAGAGTCTTCCGAGTTAATACTTGTCAATTCAATTGGAACGTCCATTGTTATGCCAAGTTCTGGAAGAACTTTCATCGTTACAGTAAAGTCTGGAGTAAAGAAAGGAATAATCTGTTCTACAATTTGATGACCATCTTCTGTATTTTTCACAAAAATGTTTAATGTAAAATCTAAATCGTATGGAACTGGGGTGTATGTATAATCGAAATCCGTACCGCCAGTATTAACGCCTTTCACAATTCTATGTGCGCTATTTAATTTTCTTTGTCCAGCATAAGATAAATTTGTGAACTCAAATCCAAGTCTTGGAATTGTGATTGAAATTTCTCTATTCAAAGTCGGATCTGTTAAAACTCTTGTAATGAATTTTTGTTTAGGACCATACTCAATTGGAACATTAAGTGATTGTATTTTTTCGCCATTAGCATCTCTACGATCAACTTGAATTTCGTTGAATAGATTACCAAACATTAAAATATATCGTCTTAATGTGCCGTGATAAAAATCGTGACCAAACATCATAATTAGAAAGTCCTTGAATCTGCAAAAGTGTTTTTCTCTGAAAAATCTAATACGTCATCTGAAATAATTTTCTGTCCAATGTATACATTATCTGCAGAAACTTCAGATGCTAGAACAACGTTAGATTCATCGACAATATAAGTTTCATCTTCTAATAATAAAAATTCTCCATCTTCAAGCAATGATTTTTCTAAGTTTGATGTAGATAGACTGTACTGATCTTCAATTGCATCAATTGTTGGAACATCAGTATCAATTCTTTCACTAGAGTATTCAAATCTATCACATCTCATTTCAAATGTGTAAAGATCGCCCAATTGGAAGAAGTTTTCGATGTTTTCTGTGAACTTGATTTCGTACATGTATCCAAGCATTGGAATCCAAATCAAATCACCTTCTCGAGGTCTTAGAATTCCAGAATAATCATATCCCTGTTCTGCAAGAAAATATCCACCATCTTCTAAAATAACATTGTATCCATATTCATTCATCATTAATGGTTTCAATGATTCAATGAATCTTTTTTGTGCAACTACAAAAGTGATTGATTCGTCAATTTGTAGTCCAAACTTAGAAATGAAATCTTCTTGACCCATGAAGCCATCATAACTTTTAACATACATTTCCATTTCAAGTGCATCATCATAAATGACAGAGCCATCTTCATTGTAAAGTTTATCTAAGTTTACATGTGTTCTTGGTAGATAATATGCATCGACGCCATAAATTTTAATCGATTCTACAACTAATGATGTGATTAGTGACTGCTCCGATCTAATCGGAGAGTATTGATTAAAATATCTATTACGAGCCATTATCCAACCATGTCTATAACTGGTAACGAGTAATTAGAAATCATCTCTGTTTCTAATTGATTTAGTTCATCTAATGCTTCGTCCCAAATCTTTTGTCCGTTGAATGTGATTCCTCCGGGCATTGAAATGCCTTCAAACTTTTTAAGATTTTCTCCCCATTGCTTTTTGATTTGTGCAGTACAATATCTTTGCAACCAACGATCATTGTATACATCAGTATATGTGTCTGGATCGATTTTCTTGTAGCCTTCAATGATGATATATTCACCAGTCTTGACTTTAGTGTCCCAAGACATATCAATATGAAGTCTATTAATATGACGATTGAATCTAAGAGATTGTTTGCCAACGAATAGTTCTTCAGCAAGTGCAACGTTTTGAAAAGCCATGTAATAAGGAGCAAACGGTCCAGTATTGAATGAATATAAGTCATTCAAAGAAATCTGATATCTTAGATTAAAAAGATTATTTGTTGAATAGCTATCACCAATGTCAAGCACATTTCTAATTCCAATAACTTCATCTGGAATTGAAATATACTTATTGACTTTATCTTCGTCTGTGACTTGATGTGCTAGATAAACTTTTTCAGTTGCATCGAAATGATAATCGTAGTAGTATGAGAATGAGATTTCGATACAATCTTCAATTTGCTCATCAGCAACGTTAATTTCTAATAGAGGTGCACCTAATCTTCTAAGACAGAATTGCTTGAATTCTTCTCTTGATGCTGGTTTGCTGGTACTCATCTTTTCCCCTTATAAATTTCATGTTCTATTTATAATGGGAAATATTTTATCATTAGCTAATTACTAATTCCTTAAACTGTTGCACATTCTATAATCGATAACATGTTGGGAGTAGTTGTTGTAGCTATAGAGTAAAAATTATTCGAACTTGTTCTATTAGTAGTTTGGCCTGCTGTAATTGCAGTATAAGAAAACATCGGGAAATGATATCCCCCGTTTGTGAACGCAATCGAACGGATTATTGCAATTGAAGGAACTGTATAATACAAAGAATTAGAAGAAAATTGTTGAGAAGTGTTGGAAATTTGCGAATCAAAAATTCGAATCACAGGCGCCGCAAACGATGTGGATACATATCCTGTAGATCCAAAATTAATCTGAACAGGAGAACTTCCGGAAGCATCTATTGTACTTGCATAAATTGCTGTCGATGTGGTGAATGCAAAAGTTGCAGTAGTGCTATTAGAAGTAACTCTTACTGGCTGATTTGTGAGAGTAAGCGACGATTGAAAGATTGGCGTACCATTTGATATAGATCCTGCGACATCAGTCACAATATTATATCCAACTATATTTCCAATGTTACTCGCTATAACTAATTTATCACCACATGCAGCTAAGTCTGTAACGGGAACATGATCTGTTGCAGAGTATGAAAAAGCAGAAAGCGGTGTAACTGGTCCGGACAAACTCACAGTAGTTCCCGACACAGTATACAGATATGCTGATAGTGCATTGGATCGTACCAAAGTAATCCAAAAACGACCTACGCCAGCTCCATGTGGTATAACCCTATATGTGAATGGACTATCGAATGTTATTGTATTAGATCCACTTGCAGTAATAGTTGATCCAGAAACAGTATAAAGTTGTATATTTGCTGTATTTGTTGATGGAGGTCCAGTGTAATAAAATGATAAGAAACTATTGGATCCACCAGTATTAATCGGGTATGTGGTAAAATTCGTACCAGTTGCATTGGTAGGAGCAACAGCTGTACCAATCGTAACAACAGTGCCGCTAACTGTAAACCCGCGAAATGTAACTTGAGTGCCGCTCACATAACGTAAAATGTAAGTTGATCCACATACAACCCAAGGAGAATATCCAGCTTGACTGGAACCATAACTAGTTATGGTGCTGGAAGCAGCAGTATAAGTTGTTCCACTTACGGTTATCGTAGTTCCTGCGACGGAAAGAATCACTGAGGTGAGAGTAGTAGAAACGTTATAAACAACTAATACTGAAGATGAAGAAATTGCAACAGCTGTTGGAACATTTGCGCCAGATCCAACAACTGTTGCGACGGATCCAAATGTGGCAGTAGAAGCATCATATACAGTCGAATACACATTGCCAGAAGTAGTGCCACCAATAACATAAAGTGTTCGAGTAGAATCTAAAATAACAGCTTGAGATACTGTAGAACCAGCAATAGTTAAATTCGAAGGAAAAGTTCTAGACACTACGGGAGCGATTGGTTCTAGATTTGAAATCGTCCAGACACCAGCAGCTGTGCTATTGTCAGCTAGTCCAACTATAGCCTCTTCTTGCGGATATAAAAATCCGTAGACATTATCCGAATTATCTTTTATTTTTAGTGGATATGAACCAGTATTACGAATATTAAATATCACTGCTCCCTTCGTTACAGTAGTAGCATTTGGAAGTGTGACTGACTGTCCATAATTAGTAGTAGTAATCGATTGTGCGCCAACTGATGCAGAAGTTAGTGTTACACTACCAGAAGCTGTAGTGCCACCATTGCCTGGGGGTTTGGTGGAAGACCATGTTGTTCCATTAGATGTTAATACATTACCACTATCTCCAGGAGCGACTACTTGAAGAGCCGAAGTGCCATTTCCAAGTAGTACATTATTCGCAGCAAACGTGTTTGTACCAGTACCACCAGATGTAACGGCAGTTGGAATACTTGTGGTTAAAGAACCAATAGATAAATTCGCATATGTAAAGTTGTTTGCTCCGGGATTAATCGTTGTTGTTGGTTCTTGATTATACGAGCTAAATAGTTTCCAAACACCATCAGAAGCATCTCTAAATAATCCTGAATGTAGATTTGCTCCTCCAGAATTATACTGACCAAAAACACCAATGTCAACTAAATCTGTTGTGTTGTTATTAGCTAGTTGTAGTAATGAATCAACGACATTAATTTGAGTTGTACTAATTTCAGTATTAGATCCTAATACAGTCAAGTTTCCTGTGACGAATGCGTTTCCAGAAACATAAAGATTTTTAGCAATCCCAACACCACCAGAAACGACTAACGTACCAGTTGCAGAATTTGTCGTTTCTGTTGTGCCCGAAAGAGTTAGCACATCAGTTGTAGGATTATATGTTAATCCAGCATCATCTTGGATGATTCCAGAAGTACCAACAATAGCAATTCTTCCTGCTGTAAGATTGTTTGCTGTAACATTGTTTGCTATAACATTGTTTGCTGTAACAATCGCACTGCCACCAACAAATGATGGGACAACTGAATTGATAATATCTGCGGCTTCATTAAACGCTTGTCTAAATTGACTAAACGTATTAGATGAATAAATGTTCGTAATGGGCATATTTTATTTGTTGGTTATAGTAATGGGTTTTGAGTTCTAAAGCATTCTATATTTTTATTTATATTGGAAAAAATTCTTTTTGAATTTTTTTCTTAAATTCATGTTAATATAACAATTTTTGATGTAATAGTCATTGTTCCGTTGTTACTGATAAGTGTTGTTGCGGAATTAGTAAGTCCCGATACACTAGCATCTAAAATTGAAGCTGCATTAACAAATGATCCTGCAGAATTAGCAAAAGCTGACGTTACACTATAAGTAAAACTATCATAAGTTCCAGTTTTACTTCCATCACTTGGAAGTTTAGTAATAAACCCATTAGCTCCAACAACACACATGTCATTAAAAAAATTTGACTGATCTATAGTTATTCCATAAGCATTTGATGCTCCAGTCAATAACCTTTGAAATAGAAGATTTCCAGATGTGTCATATTTTACAATTAAAGATGTGTTGGCTTGTATATCAGTAGATCCACAAACATAAAGATTGTTAGAAGAATCCAGTGCAATATCCAAACAAGCATCGTAACCACTTCTAGATAAAACTCTTTGCCATAGAATATTTCCAGATGTATCATATTTTGCAATTAAGATATCAGTAGCACTATTAGCAGCAGCAGCAGCACCACCAGAAGCAAAGCCAGTAGGGCTATTGCTACAAATATAGATATTACCGGAAGGATCTACTGCAATACCTGTGCCATCGTCATTTAAATTTGATGCACTACTAAGAGTTCTTTGCCATAGGATTTCTCCTGATGTATCATATTTTGCAATTATGATGTCTAAATGATCCACTCCAACAGTATTAGTTGTATATCCAATAATGTAAACATTCCCAGAAGAATCTACCGCAATACTATCTCCTAACTCGTCCGAGTTGGTTGTACTTAATCTTCTTTGCCATTGAAGAATTCCAGATGTACTATATTTGGCTGTTACAATAGAGTCAAGTGTGTCAGAATACCCGGTAACATATGCATTCTCAGAAGGATCTACTGCTATTCCAAAACCATACTGGGGGGTACCGGCGCTTAATCTTCTTTGCCATAGAAGATTTCCAGATGAGTCATATTTGGCAATTAAATATGCATAGGATGTACTAAAAAATTGCCTTCCCGTAACATAAACATTTCCAGAAGAATCTACTGCTACACTCCTAAAATCTTCATTAGTTGATCCTAAAATTTTTTGCCATTGAATATTTCCAGCAGGATCATATTTTACAATAGCGGCGCCGCCACCATCCTCATCGCCGCCATCCATAGCAACATAAATATAACCAGAAGAATCTATTGCAACATCATAACAAGTTGCCGTACCAGTCGCGCCCAAATATTGAATCAAATAATAACCGGTTACTCCTATAGGCCAAGTTCCCGCCCTAGAATAAGCTATCGCTTGATCGAGCGTCCAGACACCTGGAGCAGATGATCTTGTAGGAACTACTGGAGTCTTGGAAATTAATCCACCCGGATAACGTTTAGACATTGTTTATCCGACCAAACGGGTCTACGAACGGTTTGTTTGCTTGTTCAATCTCTTCTGGCGTGGCGTCACGCACTACCCATGTCCAATACCAAGTGCCTTCAGTCTGCTGCGGCGCTCCTGCTACACAACGCTGGGTCTTCGGGTCAAACGTTGGCATATCAACCCACTCTACATGGGCGTAGTCTTCTGCCCCAGCAGGATCAATCTCAATGTCCCCAATGTGTCGGGGAAACTCATTAGTCGATAGTTTGATGTATGAACTCATATGGTAGTCGTTGAGGAGATTAAAGACGATTCGGCGTTAGTAGATGAAGATGTTACGCTGGTATAAGTTGAATGGGTATTGCCATAAACTTCATTAACTACTAAAGACGATTCTTGGTCAGTAAATGAAGATGCGCCGTAAGTAAAAGAGTATTCTCCGACAGTGTACGTTCCAGTTAAAGAGCCATCTCCGGGCAGTTTTGCAAAAAGAAAATTAGTGTTTCCGCTTACGGTTGAAGTTCCGCAAACATAAAAAAAACCGATTAAATCTACTGCAATGCCATAAACTTCATTAATCCCTGAGCCATCCAAGCGCCTTTGCCATTGGATAATACCATTAGTGTCGTATTTGGCAATTAGAAAATTCTTAGTGGAGTATGGAGAGTTTGAATAAATACCGCAAACATAAACATTGCCCACTAAATCTACAGCAACGCCGTAGCCTTCCTGAATCTCTGAGTCGCCCAAACGCCTTTGCCACAGAATAGTGCCATTGGTGTTGTATTTGGCTATTTGAACATCAAAACGGCCACTGTAGGTTGAATATCCACAAACATAAACATTACCAGAGGAATCTACTGCAACGCCTTGGCCATAAGTTGAAGACTCGCCCAAACTCCTTTGCCACAGAATAGTGCCATTGGTGTCGTATTTGGCTATTTGAATATCATAGGATGAATATCCACAAACATAAACATTACCAGAGGAATCTACTGCAACGCCTTGGCCATAATTTCCTGATGTTAAAATTCTTTGCCACTGGATATTGCCACTGGTGTTGTATTTGACTATTTGAATACGATTACCAAAAGAATTTGTAACTCCGCAAACATAAACATTACTAGAAGAATCTACTGCAACTGAATAGCCAGAACTAAACCCTATGACGTTCAATGACCTTCGCCACTGGATATTGCCATTGGTGTCGTATTTGGCTGTTAGAAAATCGTCGCTATCACCTCCATTATTGCCAAAATATCCGCAAACATAAACATTGCCAGAGGAATCTACTGCAATGCCATATGCTCTATCGTCAGGATCTGCGAAACCCAAGCGTCTTTGCCACAGGATAACTCCATTAGTGTTGTATTTGACTATTTGAGCATTATTGCTTCCTTCATAGGTGCCACTTGCGTTTGACCACCCGCAAACATAAACATTGCCCACGGAATCTACAGCAACTGAACGGCCAACACCATTAGCTAACACCCCAATCCAACTTGGAATACGAGTCGCAATAGGCCAAGTCCCAGCGTCTTGCGCTTGCATCTTCTGAATAATATTCCAAAATCCAGAAGCAGAACTAGTTGAAATTGTTGGTGGGGAGGCCGATATGATTCCCCCTCTGTATCGCAGTGACATTTATGATATGGCCTCATACGAGACAGTAAAGGTGAGGGCATTACTAATGCTAGTGGTCACTACGATTGACGTATTTTCTGATAAGTAAATTTGCGTACTTTTGTCTACAACAATCAATGCGGCACCAACTGGAACAGAAATTGTTGAAGCAATTGGAAATGCAGTGCCGCCTGATGGGGCAGAACCTTGAGCCACACCACCATTAGTGTAAATCGAAACTGTAGCATTTGCAGCCGCTGATGTGTTGGCGTTAGTTGCAACAATCTGGTTAATTTTCAAAACTTGATTAGATGACGCTGCGTTAGGCAAAAGAACAAAAGGCGAAACTGAAGATGATGGAGTTAGATATGTTGTGTTTCCAGTTATCGTTGTCACATTTACCAAATTTGGATTTGCCATTTTTTTTCCTTATGATCCAAAGATTATCGCCATAGCGATAGATTTGCCTGTTGATATTGTATTGGCGAACGAAAATCCGCCGCTGCCATTTGTTATAAGTGCTTGATTCGCTAATCCGTCTAAATTAGGAAGAGTCCATATAACATTTGATCCGACAGCTGAATTTGATCTAAGTCCAACATAGTTTGCATTCGCTGAAGAACCAAATCTCAATACGTTTTGATTATTTAAATAAATACCAGAAACATAAAGATTTTTAGAAATCCCAACACCACCAGAAACAATTAATGTGCCAGTTGCAGAACTTGTTGAATCGGTTGTGTTAGAAAGAGTAAGATTGTTTGCTGCAACATTAGCTGATACAATTGCACCACCACCACCAACAACAAATGATGGAACAACTGAATTGATAATATTAGCAGAATCATTAAATGCTAGTCTAAATTGATCAATTGTATTACTCGATTGTACATTCGTAATGGGCATATTTTATTTTCCAGCTATTGTTAGTAGTAGGTTTTTTATCTCACTAATATCATTTCTAATTTCATCAATTTCTTTATAAATTTCATTAATATTTTCTTTACTTTGATTAATATCAAAAATTTTTCTTTTTTGAATTTTATACTTTAATAGAGAATTTAAATCAGTATTTAATATTGCTTTTGAATTCGCATCTCTTTCAGTAAATCCATTCGTTGGATCCGAAATTGAAATTTTGTTTTGCCTCATGCTAATGCAATTCCTCTAAGATTTTTTACCTTTGGAGCATAAGTAGGAACACTTGATAAAAATAAAATTTTTATCGCAAAATATTTATATCCTTGGTATACTTTTGAATCGGGAGTAGTATAAGTTATTGAATTATTTAGCACTCTAAAAATATCTTGTGAGGATGCAGTCGTAGAGAAAACAGAATCAACAGTCAGAGAAGTATTATTTGCAAGAGTTGTAATAACTTTTTGCTCTCTATTAACTCCAACAGCAATAGTGTCTCCAATTTTCAAATCTTGAATAAATCTTGTCGAATTTCCAGTAACTGTTGTATTTGAGGTTGAAATTAAAACATTACCAGACAATATAATTGATCCGCCAGTTTTTGTTGCAGTTGGAATAATATATTTTTCTTCTTTATATATTCCAGGGTTTAATGAAAATGTTTCAAATCCATCTAGAGACATAGGAGTATATAATTTATCATCAAATGCATCTGTGTCATTTTCATTTAGTAGTTTACAATAAACTTTAATCGAAGTTCCTGCTGGTCTATTAACATCCAAATAAACTACCAAATCACTAGCTTCAAATCCATCATTTAATGTTACAACTTTTGTTATATATCTAGCTTGTGATGAATATGGTCCTATAGGATTTTCTTCTTCACGAATTGTCATAGTTTGATTGACAGAATTTGATGTAGCAAAATTAGTAGATACCGTCAAATATGTGTTATTTGCAATTGAAGCAATTTTACGGAATTGTGTTCCAAATTTTGCATATTCACCCGGAAATACTTCTGTTGTAAAACTTGTACCAGTACCAACAACAACATTACTAGAAGAAGTATATCGAACAGTTCCACTTACACTCGTTTGATATTCATTGTTGATAATGTTTTTATCAAAATGGAAAAGAATATTTTCATCATCAATATAAGGAGTAACATATTTGTCTGTAGTAGATAATGTTGCTCTCAATTGCAAAGATTTGAATGAGTTTGTAGTTTCTATAGCACCAGTATTAACTTGTTTTCTCGATCTAAATGCCAGTCTTTCATAATTTTTAATTGTTGTGTAATCAGAATCTACAGCATAAGTATCGTCAGAAGTTTTAATTTCATATTTAATGTTTGTTCCGGGAAGAACTTGATCACTAATAGCTGGTGTCAATGCATCGTATGTAAATGAATTTAAAACTGGAACATTAGTCCAATAAGCATATTTTGCAGTGGTATCAAATTGAGCAATTCTCATTGTAAATTTCATATCAGTGTTTTGCTTTGCTGTCCAAGTTCTATCATTTGAAGATGTAAATAACACTCCACTATTATATGCAGATTCAATTCTAGTTTGTTTATTAGGATTAGTCACATCTATTGCACCAAGTTCAGCAACCCAAACTGCAAAGTCGCCATCACAATTTTCTGGTTTAACAGCAAAACAATAATCATTTCCAGAACTTAAATAAATTGGATTCTTAAATGTGAATTTTGTCGGTAAAGATGCATCTTCACTAATTTTAATATTTTTATTATTAACAATCGCATTATCACCATCACTAATAAACTGAGGTGCTGGATAACCATTTTCAACTTCGCGAAGTTCTATAGTAACGTTTCTATTATCATCTTTTGATTTAAATCTAAAGAATAAATCAATAGAAGTCAAGTAGAATCCAGATGGATATGTTTTCGGATCGACATAGAAACTTTGAGATAAAGGGTCCGTGTCTCTAGGTGGAGGGGGATTCAAATTTATATATTCCGTCGATTCACCATATGTTGTTGTTTCCACTTTACGAGTAGAAACAGTTTTTCTGCCTAAATTTACAATATTATTTGTATCATTAAATGATACATTGAATGGGCGAGAATTAATAGAAACTGTACCAGTCTTTGTTAACATGCCTTGTGAAAAAATATTGTTTTTTGCAAAAGTTGATGCTGTACCGTCGGAATTTGTTGGACTATCTGTGACTTTAAATTCCCTTGTTCCTGTATAAAATTTCTTTTGTGGAACTTCAAACAATAAATATATTTCGTTATTTTTTACAATTAAAGGTTGTAGTGTGTTTGCTCCATTAGCAATTGCTTTCCAAGTTACATTTTCGCCATTCAAGTATCCATCATTATCAAATTTAGAATTTAATGATTGTAGTGTAGTGCTATTACCTAGTAATTGTATTTGATAGCAATTTGCTGTTACATTAATTCCATCAAAAAATGCATATACTCTTGAGTTATTTTTTAATCCCCTAGCTTGAATAACAAATTCTCTTTGTCGCATCCAAAGTGCAACTTCAACACTAACGACTCTATCAAATTTAACATCATTTTTAGATGCTCCTGTTGATTGACTTCCGCTGGCTAATTGATTATATGCAATTGCTGTTGTTTCTTCAGTAGAAGTAGTGACACTAGTAACCCCATAGGTATTAATGAGAAAATCGCCCACGACTCTCGAATCCACCTGTTTGACATCTTTAGTAGTTCTTTGTGTGCCCGGAACAGTATTAGTTTGCGTTGAATTTCCAAGCCATTTTTGATTTAGTGGAGCAACTTCAGTATTCCAAGCACTTATCATATTTTTCCAGTTGTCAGCACCCTGATCGTCGGTGTACACTACAGCTTTGGTTGGATCATTTACAGTATCAAAAAAGTTATCTGTAAATGGCATTACAGAAATATCTCCAGTCCAAATAAAACTCAGTTCTTCTGCAAGTTTTAATTGCTTAGAAGCATATATCTGCTTTAATCCGGCGGCTTCAACTTCAGTATATGGCAACATTACTTTATTGCCGCTATTAATAGTCGTTGTTGATGATGCACTTGTATGAAATAATTTTAAAGTATTTGCATTATCTTGTAAACAAGTTAAATACCTATTTGTTTTATCAATAGCACATGCGCTATCTATAGATGTAGATGCTACAGCAAACCCGACAAAGGGATCAACAATAATTCCATTCTTAAATCGATCTAATCCGTCAATATCTAATTCTGTTGTGTCTGTAGCTTGTTTTTCAAGAAAACTTAATGAAGTATAATATTCTAATCTTTCTACTCTTTCACTCAATTTTGCAACATCGCGCATTGTAAAACGTTTATTTTTCAATAATCTAATTTTAACAGTAGAAGGTAGTGATGGATAAGGTGGAATAGTTAATTCAGCAATTTCTAGTGTGTCTGGTTTAGTTGGAGGACTTTCAGCCTTTTGATTCCCAGATTGAGCTGGAACACCATCATTAATACCAAACACTCCGCGATTATTGATGTATACTTTTGATATTCTACCTTTATAATAGATCATGTCAGATTCAAAATCAGAACCAGATTCTGGAATACGAAGTCCAAATGTTGGAACTTGATATGTCCCAACATCAATTGGATTCAAAGATGTATTTGCTGTTTTGATTGGTCTAAAGTCAATACAATCACGAAGTTGATAAAAAGTTTTGGTTGTAGAACTTAAAAAATTAGGAATACTTGCAGTAGTGATTGTTGTATTAGATGTTGTAGTATCATTGATAGGATATGAATCTATAGAACAATAACCAACACCCTGTGACGTATCATGTGTGAAGTTATCAAAAACTACTAATAATCTACCAGTTGGAACATATCCTGTAGCCGGTTTAATTGTTCCATGCTCGTATGCGTAGTCTCTTTGTCCGTTGTCTAATGTGTAATACGATGTGACATTTGTATTTGATGTTGATGCTGGGTCAGCAAATGATGAGGATTGATATACTGCTCTTAATTGATAGATATCGCCATATCCCAAACCAAATGGACCAGAGATTCCATTAGGATGAGTATTTGGATTAATATTTGCCTGAGATGCATAGTTTAGTGTTTTGATTTTCTCTTTCGCTGCAGAACGATCCATCGAAACAATAATGTCCGCACTAAAGTTTGCATTTTCTTGAACATCAATAGATACTGTTCCTGGTGAAGAAACTGTTACGCTTCTTGTGCTGCCCTTTCCTCCATTATCTGAGAGCGAAAGAACGTCTCCGGCAGGAATTATTTTTGTAAATGTATTTCCTGCAGCAGCACCAGTTGTGTGTGTAGTTGTTAATATTAACGAATTTGCATTTGTAATAGTTGAAATTTGTCTAGTTAAACTATTAACTCTAATTAAATCGCCAACGTTTAGCTGTGTAGTAAATGAAGTCGAAGTTCCAGTTACTGTGTTAGATCCAGCACCAATCGTAACAGTTCCCGACAATGCAGTCGTTTCTACGTTTGCTCCAGAATTATTGACTACTACCATGTAATAGTCATTTTTTTGTGTATTATTTAATGTTCCCGTACCAATGAATGTTTCAGTAACAACGTCTGTAGCAACAGTAGCAACACCAGAAGAGAATGTAACCGTAAATTTCTTTTTAAATCTAAAAGCAGTTTCAATATTTTGTGAAGAATCTCTAATCGTTTTAATTGCTTGGTATGGTAAAGGAAAAATCATCGTGTTGAAGGATGTTTCTTGTAACACCGCACCAGCAGTAGTGAGAACAATATCAGCAAAACGTTTTGGGGTTGTAGAATCATAAACAGAACGAACTGCTGAAAAATTCTTTCCAGAATTCATAGATATTTCATATAGATACAAGTAATATCTTGCATCAGATGTGCCTTTACTACCACTTACATATTCAATAGAACGAACTCTTGCTGTACCGATTTTAGTTCCAGTCACGGTTGCTGTAGAATGTACTGAATTTGTAATAACTTGTTGTGCCGTATCATATAAATCAACTGTTTTTGATTCCATGATATCCCATGCACCAACCAATTCTTTAACTTCAATATATTGCCCATAGTTAATTTGAGTCTTAGTTTGTTGCACATAAGATGTACTAAGACCCTTTTCTATTGGCACTGATGCTTTTGTAATGATCTGATTTCTATATCCAGAAACATAAGCTGTGAATGGATCGACTTCAATCAAAAGTAAATTAGTATTTCCGCCATCAGTAGACGTATATCTACCCCCATTCTCACTATTCAATAGATGTTCGCGAATTGTTACGATAGGATCTACTAGAGTGTAATTTCCAGATTCTTCTTGTGTACGTTTTGCTAAAACGTCTTCCATTTTACTATCTACAGTAACTAGTTTTCTTTTTCTAGAGATGCCATTTTCAATTTCTGCAATTGTTATGAATTCATTTTCATCCGTAGTTTCATCTAAACCAACTTTAATTAATAACGTATCAATTTTTAGTCTATCTGCGCCAGGCGCTTGATAGTTTGGAGTTCCTTGTGAATTATCAACAAGTGATTGATCTGAAATATAATCGACAAATGATTTGACTGGAACTAAACCAACTTTATAGGATGGAGTATTCGTATATTTGTCTAGAATGATTGATTGTGTTGAATGTTTAACAAAATGGTCTGCAACATAAACAACACCTTCAGAAATTGTAATCTTAGAACCGTAATTGTAAACTGTCTCTGTTGAAAGTCCTTCATCAACAATATTTCTTGTAGCATTTGTTAATGCGGCACTTGCGTATGATCTACCAATTGTGTTTGATGTAAAAATTGTTTCCGAGTTAGAAAATTTAGTATTTGATGTATAATCGGTCACATCAGTAACATTTAGAACTTGAGTGCTTCCGGTACTAAGTGTTGTGGTTGCTGTTGTTACAGATAACGTTCCACTAGTGTTTGACACATAAATTCTATTTGCACCAGTGATTGGATCTGTATACCACGCTTCAATTGTTCCTGTGTTTCCTGTCGAGAATGTTATATTATTCCCAACAGTAAGTGTAGACGGCGCAACGTTTACAGTAAGAACTTGAGTTCCACTTGTAGCATAACTAACAAACAAAGTTTTTGGATCATTTCCTTCAATATCTGTTACTAATCCACAGTATGCTTTAATACCACTATTTGCTCCATAAACTATACTTCCTTTAAAATTATCAACATTAACTTCTGAACCATTATAAAGATTTTGAAGTTTTACAAAACTTAAACCTAAATCTAAATTTTGTTCGCACCCGTCAACCAATGCGCCTTGTTTGAAAAAATATTCTGCAAAACGTTTTGTTTGAACTTGTTGAAGAGTTTGCGCTTGCGTAAGTTCTCTAGCTTGAACTGCACGACCAGGTCTATAAAGAATTCTTGCAAACTTTTTGTCTTCATCGTAGTCATCAAAATATGGACTGGTGTTAAAATCGATACCGCTGGGATTAGTATTAGCCATGTTTTATCTTAAAAAATTAGAATTGAATAATTAATTTAATATCTTCGATTTGATCTGATGCTCTAGAAATAGGCACTCTATTTTCAACATAAATAATATCACCGCTATAAGGCTGAAGACCTGGAGTGGAAATTGCAGAAATTGTTCCTGTAGCACCACCAGCACCAGAAACACTTACCGAGTTAGCAAACGGTAAGTTAACGGGCAATGTTGTGAATAAATTTGGAGCCGTGTATTCTACTAGAGATGCAGTATTAGATCCACTAGTTACAGTTTCATCTAAGTTAAATGTTCCCAAAACGCCGGTTAGCGTATATCTAAATGTTTGTCTATAAGAAGATGCAACTGCTCTGATTGATGTTCCATATAAAAATGGATCACGAATAAGACCAACTTGTCTAAATTCATTTGAAGTTGTAATTGTGCTTGATTCTGATCCATCCAAACGAGTATTAAGCATCACATACTTACCACCTAACTCTTCTATTGCATTTGATCCATGTCCACCTTTTGGAGAAATAATCGCGGTAGCAGCTGCTGCTCCAGACGCGAAAGTTACAGTTGCCCTTGTATATCCTGTACCCGCCGATGTAATTGTAACTGATGTAACTACGTTAGCAGTAATTGTGGAGTTAGCTGTTGCGCCAGTACCATCGCCAGTAATTGTAACTGCTGGCGCTGTAGCATAACCAGAACCGCCCGCCGTTACTTTGATAACGTGAATACCACCATCAACTGCGGCCGTTTGAACATCCCACTGGTCTGTGCCATCATCTGAAGCCAATGTTTGAACTGGAATGTAAGATGATGTTAAAAATTTGACAGCCCTAGATGTTGTTACTGTGTACATGAATTTCCAAATATACCCATCAGCTGTAGTAAATGGGGATGTGCTTGTTCCTGTTGGCTTTGTTGTAGATGCTGTACCACCAGCATTCCAAAGACACTTGTAAACGTTATATTCGTCAGTAATAACATAGAAATTGTCCGATTCAATGAGATTTGTGTCTTGATCGTCATAATAAATGTAGACTGTGCTAGAAGTCCAGTTATATCTAGGAATTGCATGAGTGACGTCAGAACTCAATATTCTCTTTGCACCAAACATATCTCTCCATGGAGTAAGTTCTACGTTTGCAGTAGAATTTACTGGAGTTGGTGGAGAATTGTCGTTTGGAAATGCTGTGTTTTTTCCAACAAACAAATACATAACTGTATTAGATGTTTCCGAAAACGATTCAACAAACTGTTCTGCATTATGAATTTTAAATTTACTAGTTACAAGTGACGGCATTTACGTTGTTCCCTATTTTGATATTTTTATTTATTTATAAAAAAAGTTGTACAATCTCTATGTTTAAGGTCAAAATTGTATGATTATTGAATATGACTATTTACATCGAAACTCTACACAACTATGCCTCTAGATGCAGCAACACCACTAAATGGACTTGTTGGAAAATTATTAAGAAGCATCATTGTATTATTTCCTAATGGGGAAATTACTCCAAAAATTTCATTATTTGCTATTAATATATTTCCATAACTAAAATCAGCTAAAAAGTTAGTTCCTACTCCAACTACAACAGATTGATTTTGATTAAATGTTGTACCACCAATACCAAAAATTAAAACATTAGCATAAGAATTAGTTGTGAAATTTGCAATAGTTGCGTTTGCTGATGAAACCGTTCCAACAATTGTATTATATTTTATTGTTTCATTTCTAACAATAAGCGGATAAACGTATATATCATCGAATCTTATTTCGTCGATTACGCTCATTGGACTATTGTCATATTCTGATATAAGAAAATCGTCGTATAAAATGTCTCCAGAAAATCCAGTTTTGTGTTCAATAATAAATTTATTGGAGATACTACTAATATATACTTCCAAATTTGCTATTGATTTTGATATTTCAATAGTGGTAATCGAAGCATCAGATTTAGTTACCTCTCCAGGATTAATATTGCTGAGAATTGTAATCTCGCCAAATGGTTGTAATCCAGCTGGATGAATAATTTTCTTTAGTGTAGATGAATATTCAGCAAATGTTAATCCACTTTTAATGACGTAAGAATAGTCTTGATAGTAATACGAATCTTGAATGATCTTATAGTCAATTTTACCGTCATCATTTATCCAATCTCCGTCTTTGATTCCTAGACCAGAAACGATTGGAATTAAATTTGCATTTCCGTCACCTACAGTTGAAACATTTGCATTTGCACTTGTATAGTTTACACCAAAATTTTTGATTCTAATAGAACGAATAGATCCGATACCGGTCGTATTATTTGCAGAATCGACTGTAACATTTGCGCTCGTACCTTGAATTCCAGTTATAATTAGGTTTGCATTTGCGCCCGTCGTAGTCGAAACAGATATGGATGGTAGACCCGATGAAGTATATCCAGTACCAAAATTTGTTAACTCTAATCTTTTGATAGGACCCGTTACGCTCCAATCTTCATTTTTAATAATATCATAATAACTTCCATCAGCCTTCATTTGAAAGCCGTCTTCAAATAGAAGATCGAACGTTGTGCTTTCTGTTACTGATGCAACAACACCAGCAGCACTAGTTCCAGATCCGCCAGCGAAAATTAATGTATTTCCTACGCCATAGTTTGTTCCGGGATTAGAAATTGTAATTAATTTGTCTGTCAAAAAACCAGCAGTAGAAACTAAAGAATCTTGTAAAGTTATTTGTGGTTTTTTATAATAATTAGATCCACGATTAATAATAGATACTTTTGAAATTTCACCAAGAGTATATGTGTTTGCTCCAATCGTAGCTGTATAAGTATTTGCTAGT